AGATCTAATATGGGATGGTGCGATGAAGCTACAACACAACCTCCTGCGAATAAAAAACGCAAGAAGTCTGAACCAAGAAAACTTGGTCATCGTATTGTTGCTCCTCGTCATAGGGAGCGTACAGACTGTGTTCCTGGTATTTTTACCATTACACATAACCTGGCTCTTCCTACCACTTTTGTTGACTACCGCAATGTCTTTTATGGTACTCACTACGAGTCCATGACAGACGTTATTGGGCTTCAACAGAATTGGTTCAATCCCGTATTTCATGAGAAAGTCACTTGGGATCCCTTTAACGTGTATAACGTTACAGCCTCAGGTGATGACGCCCTAACGTTCAGTACAGGTACTGTATCGTTTTTGGACGAGATTCGGCTAAATATGCCAATGCCTCCTGTCGACACAATTGATGATCTTGCGGCGAAAAGCCTCAATCATTTCACAACTGCTGTCGACTCGTCTCATTCGCTTCTTAACTTCCTTGTGGAGTTAATTCAAGCGCTTGAGGGTAATCTTAAGAATCTTCAAAAGGCAAAATCGCTCATAGATATGGCGATGAAGGCTTTTCGAGACGCATATGCGAAAGCATTGCGTGATGGCTTAACCCAAGCAGCCAGTTACTGGCTAGCTTGGAATTTTGCTATCAAACCAACTCTTAAGGATATTAAGGCAATCCTCTGTGCTGTTTCACAATCTCAAAAAAGATTGGATTGGCTCAGAAAACAAAATGGCAAACCAACGTTCGTCAAATGGGGTGCAAAACATTTTTACACTCCTGACGAGCTTCCGGAAATCATAATTAATTGGTTTCCAGAATATCGCCTTGGAAGAGGCGCGTTGGCAATTAGCGATTCCTGGATACGGATTCGTTGCGTAGATTACTGGATAGATTACAATTCTACCGGTCTTGTTCGCTTCGATATTCCCCCTCACTTTCTAGAGGGAGTTCCAGGTCTCGGCACCGTGTGGGCTGCTTATTCGGGTCTCTACAATCCACTCAAAATCATTT